TTAGGGTAAACATGCTGGTTTTCTTTGTAGCCATTTTAATCATCTCTTATTGGGGTGTTGCGGGGTTGTCCTTGTCGATAAAAATTCAAGCCGGCTCCCCGCAACAAGTCAAACAAAGTGGCACCGGTACTTGAACCCCACCGGATTCCTATCTTCACGGCGAAGCCGTACAGAAGCACGCCATAAGTTAGACCCCCACACCACACCACCCCTATGGTAAGCCATATACTATTATTCTGCCGTAGGCTTTTTTTTCTGAGAACATTAGATAACATTATTATTGGCGTCGCCATGGGGTAGAACATGGGGAACCAGTACAGCATTACGGTAAGCGATGAAACAAATAGAATACTGCAGAACATGAAAAAGGGCGGCTACAAGATGTCCCAAGTCATCGATGCAGCGGTCTCAACGATCGGTGAGCACGGATGTGCGCGTTTGGTTGCCATGCGACGTCGCATGAAGGCTATGGAAGAGGAGGAAAACCAATGACCAACATACCATAGTCGTTTACTACAATCGAAAAGTACGAGCAAGCATCGCTCGATCTATGGATGGCGCATTTTCACGAGTGTGCAGAGAGCTTAGGAATCGACGTAGATTATCAAGAGGAAGAATACGCACGTGAAGCATGGCATGAATGTAAAGAAGTCAAGTTCATCGAATACGATTCAGTATTGAAAATTAAATGGGAACATCGATGCTGGTGGGGAGATTGTCCATCACCGCGTTTGTTTCTTGGTTCGTACAGTTGCATATTGATGAACATCCCCGTCAATCGATGGGAAGAACCGTTTGCACGTGCAAAGAGGTTGGAAGAATGATTGTAACGTGTGCGATTTGTGGACACGTCGCTAACGTCAATCCGCGTATAGCATCCATCCAAGGACATCGGCCTCATCGTAAGATGGAAAACCCACCCGATCTATGGGTGTGTGATCTTCACTTCAACCAAGATAAGGAATCAAGCTGATAGCAATCTGTACAGTTTCAAAACCACCGACGAGCCCGAGAGTAAGAAACGAAACGAGTACGTTTAGTTTGACCAAGGATTCGAGACTGGATTCTTTTTCTTCGCGTGCTTCTTCACGATCCATAAGCCATTGAGCAAAGCGTGCTTGGCGGCTAGGTTTCAATTCAGTTTCAGTTTTAGTTTCAGTTTCCATTTCAATTCCTCAATTAGATTGTTCGCGAGCCGACGCCAATAGTGCCGGTTGGAATTTCATAACCCATGCCCGATGGACCACCGGGCGTAGGAGTTGCAAATCGGTCGCTGCTCAAGTTGTATTCGCGTATTGCTTCGTTTCTTTGCAGCGCCATTTCAGCAGTAAACACAAGAGCTTCCCCGGCGATTCGAAGTGGTGACTGGTTTGCCAATCCTTTTGCACGTCTAACCTTACGGCCTAGATCGAAATCAAACGGACTGTTAATCATCGCCATATCAATCAACGTCCGGGGATTGCTGCAACTGGTACGACTTCATGAGACGCATGATGTATTGGAATTCTGGTTCTTCCTTAGCGGTTGATCGCAACAAGTGGCGAGCAGGATAAACGGTTAGTTCGGTCATATTTGTTCCTCCAGTCAAGGTAGATGGTATCACCAAACGGTAAGAATAAATTCTGTCTGATGCTGTTGGCTCCATCGATCCAAAGAAGTTCTCGTCTGTCATAGTGATGTAACCCCATGCACTCGTGTCAACGTGGCGCACAAACATTTGCGTGCGCGCATAGATCGTTTCTTCAAAAGTCAGTGGTCCTTGGCCGGCAGAGCTTCCATTGCCTGCGAAATTGCCAAAAGATACAGTAAGTAGAATTTGGCCATCATCTAATGGTCGAGTAGACATCAAATCCATGATAACGCAAGAATCTCCTGCGCCACTGTTGTTTGCTAATGGCGCCAAGACAGTTTGAACACCTGCGGCTTCAAAGAAAATTGTTTTATCTTCCATTGACATTCCTGCTAGGTCGAAATAAGTTGAAGACAAAAATGTGTTAGGTCCAAGTTTTCTCCATTGACCAATGTCTACGGTTTTGGTCCAATCGCCCCCCGATCGTGCTAGTGCTAGGATTTGATGTTCCTTCGCTAACGTCTTCACTTCTTACCACCTTTTTTCTTAGATCCTTTCCAAGACTTAGCAGCACGCTTGAACAACGTCGCATGCGGAGTCTTAGGGTGTTTCTTTTTTAGACGTGCAAGTTCTTTCTTCATGTGCTTGTTGTAAGCTGAAGGTGCGCGTTTGACAGTCTTGACAGCCTTCTTGACTGTTGCTTTCCCTGCCTTCTTTGCAGTTAAACGTGCTTCTTGCTTTGCACTCTCAATGAACAGCGCTTTGAGTTCCTCAAGGGTTCCTTCGACTTTAACCAAGGTAAACACCTCAGTTGTCAGCTGCAGTTGATTGGATTGCAATGGCCATGAAGTCCTTGGCGCCCAGGGTAACAATGGAAGCATTCACTCGAACGGTGCAGTTCAATGCTTGACCTGATGCAATGATTCCAGCACGTGCTGTAATGTACAGTTGATCGTTGACCACAAATCGTCCGTCATCGCTACCCTTGCCAAAGTTGTCGGGGTAAAGATCGCTTTCGTTTCCGACAATGTTGTCGCCTGATCCGAAGTGGAGATTGCCGGATGCAACAATTGCTCGGTCGTTGCTAAACACAAGGCCGCCACGGTTTAAGTCGGTTACTTGGACAAATGCTGAAGAGTCAGCGCCAAAGGTTGTGTTGAGGCTTGTTGCAGCCGTGGTTCCTTGGAAGATAAAATCGACAGAGTGAATTTGCAGTGCTTGGCGATCGCCAACATCGACGTAACTGCCAAGGTCAATTGTCGCAAAGGTGTCAGTCGCTGCTGCGGTGACAGTCACTCGTTCGGTTAGGGTAAACATGCTGGTTTTCTTTGTAGCCATTTTAATCATCTCTTATTGGGGTGTTGCGGGGTTGTCCTTGTCGATAAAAATTCAAGCCGGCTCCCCGCAACAAGTCAAACA